ATTACTGTACTTTGATTATAAAAATTTCCTTCATCATTTTTAATAAATCCAGTAATATTACCATCTGTGTTAACAATGGCGGTATAATCAGCAAATCTTCCTCTACCGGCATTATCTCTAATTCTAACGATCGGAGGGGAAGAATAATACTCTCCAGGATTATCAATAATTAAACTGGTCACTTTTCCACCAGTAACTACAGCACGAACAACAGCTCCTCGTCCAGATGTAATTGTAACTTCCGGAGTTCTTGGAAATACAGTTGTTGTATCAACGATAATTCTTTCAACTACCTGTCCAGATAGAACTGCTCTTGCCTGATTTGGAACATCGTCAAGAAGAACAAATGGAGGATTTACATATCCTGTTCCTTGATTATCAACTGCGATACTTTCAAGAATACCAAAACGAATACTTTCTTCATCACGAAAACTATAAATTGGAACTCCATTCAAAAGGATGCCAACGTCACGTTTTGGAGTTTTATAAACCTCTGTGGTCTTGGTTGCTTCTTTTCTTATGATACGAAGTATCTTCTGATCTTTTACTTCTTGAGTTACTGTAGATCCATCTAAAATTTTGTAAGATGGATAGCTTGAACTCGTAATGTAATAATATTGCTCGTCCTCAAAAATAGCAGATACATCTGTAGATACTTCATTCAATGCTGTTGAAATTGAAGTATTTGTTGGAGTAAATACTGGATCTCCATCTCCAACAACCCAACGAGTTTGATTTGTTCCGGAAAGAACTATTTTTGGATCAGCAGTTTCAAATCCTGGTTGTGAAACTTGAATTTGATCGCCAACAGAGGCATATGGATGTGCGTCTTGTGGAGATAAGTTATAAACAACGCCAAGGGTCAATAATGATATACCAGATCCTTCTAAAATAACCGGTTTATAAACTGTTGATCCTTCAGCGTGTAATACGGGAGTTGTTCCTCTTGATTGAATAACAAACTGAGTGATATTCTTATCACTAAAAGAGATCTTCTCTTCGTTGATTAATACCTCTCCAGATATATCCCATCCAATTGTGGAAAATACATCAATTCTTTTTCCAGACCCACTTGATGCCTGTAAATCTTTTTCTAGGCGAGTTTTTGTTGAGATTGAAAACGCACCATTTACGGTTTCTGGAGCAAGAACAATGTTCCAGATCTGTTCCATCCGCAAAAACATTATCTACTGTAGCAGAAGCATATCCATATTCACTTGTTGGGGACTGTACGATTTTCTTTCCAATCAGTGCCTTTGGATTTCCAGAAATAACCTTTACTTTTAAAGCATAAACACTAACCCAGTCTGCTTCAGATGCTTTGTATGTAAAATCTCTTGGTTTGTAGACAGATGGTTTATTGTCTGCTTCTTTTGCTACGATTGTGTTAAAAATGAACTTGATTGAACTATCAGTTCCCTTTGCCTTATAAAACTTTTGAATGTTCTTGATCAGAGTTCTTTTGTCAACTTCTCCTTTTAAATACTTCTCTGGAAAAGAACCCAAATATTGCGATTCAAAGTTTCTAACGAACGCATAAAGAAATAGATTGCTGATATTGTAAACAATCTCTCCAGATATATGAGATGCTGCTTCTGTACTCTGGAAATCTGAACTGTCGTATAGATCTCCTAAAGTTGTGTTACCACTTACACCCCTGGAACAATTCTGAAGTTGATTATTTGTTCTTGTGGCATAGAAGATGATTTCATTGCCAATTCTAATGTATCCGTTTTTCTCTGGAAAAGAACTGGCATCAATCAAATAAATTGATGTGTCTGAAGAAGAAATACTAGAAGCTAAAACATCCGTTTGCTTCAATAAATTCTTTTCATAAAAATCAATGTCCAAATATTTTTGGACATTATTGATGATGTCAAGTGTTCCACCTTGTACTTCTAGAGATTCGTAGTATTTCTCTACAAACTTTCCAAATAGTTCATATTCATTTGAAATGAACTCTGGAAGTTGTGACTCAATAAGAGTAGAAATTCTTTTGGTCTTGACTGCCATCTACTTACTCTTTGTACGCATTGAAGGTGGAATTTGCTATATCAACATCGAGATAAACCTCTCTTACCGCCTTGATATCATTAGACAGAGGTTTAACTCTAACTGAAATTCTGTTATCAAAGAAGCTTCCCTTAATGATAGTTAGATTATACATCTTCAATTCACCATTCACATAATCAATATCGCCAACTTCCCTATCTAGGACAATCTTTTCACCAGTTATAGCGTCTAGTCTATATAGGACAATTTTGCCACCTCTATCTTCAAGATAGACATCAAAATTTGGATATTCTGTAACTCTAAATCCAGTTGACGACAAGACTGGATCATCGCAATCTTCATCGAAAGAATTCTGAAAACAGATCTCATAATAGAACGTCGAATTCAACTGAGGATAAAAATCTTTCCTCATAATCACAGATGTGAGATTGGAATTGATGCTCTTGTCAGCATCGTCAATCACACCAACTGCTTTACTGTGACGGAACTTACCATTGAACTTTTCAGTATCAGATGTTTCAATGTAACTCTGTAACGATGTGATTACTTTGTCTCTGATCTGTGCCGGTGTCTGATCTGTAATCTGACTGTTGTAATAGATCTTACTATCTAACTCAACATAAAGAATTGAAGGATCAACTAATACTGGTTCAACAGAAGCAACAACGTATCTCTTTAACTGCGATACAATTTCTTGCTTTGTAATGGAAGTTAGATATGCCGCATCTGCTGGTTTGAGCACAATAAAGACTTTACCATACTGTGGAGGAACCTGATCCTCGCCTCCAAAGATAATAATGTCACTTGTGGCAGGATAGATGTTACGAACGATCGCAGCATAGTCCTGAGAGGTCACTGCACGGTCCTGTGTGCCGTATGACTTGGGGGCATTGTATTTGATCTTCTTCGTAGTTTCAATCTCCTCACCGCCTGCCGCAGCAACCGTAGAATTGATTGTAAGAGTAAACCCACCAGGAGTTGCGCCATCCTGATTTTCTAATACACCAGAAAATACAAATGTTTTTACTCCATTTGATGCTGGTCCTGATGTAACAAGATAAGAAACTTCAACAACTGTGTTGTTTTCTAATTTTTTTCCTAATACTCCATCGCCAAAGATGATTTCGTAGCGTTCATCTTCGATTTCATTCAAAAAGAAGATTTTTGAACTTCCATCAACACCAAGAATGTTATCAGACACCAAATAAGGCTCGGAGAAAGATCCCCCAGCAGGAAATACTTTCACTCTGATGGTGTTCGTGTCAATATTTGAATTATCAAGAATAAATTTCTGTGACGCGAGTGCTGTATTCACAGTAAATGTATTCGTGAGTTGTGTTCCCTCTTTAATTGGAACATTAAGGAATGTAGCTACACCGTTTGATACTTGTGCCTTTGCGTCATCTAAAACAACATATTGATAAAGAACATTATCATAAGAAGCAACAAATCCTGTTCCTTTTTTCAGAATTAACTGTGTATCCGTTGTAGAATTCGTATATGTAACAGTAAATGAGATGTAAGCAGTCGGTGAGGTTGCGCTCTTGGGTCTGTACCCTAATTGCTTCGCAATTGCCACTACATTGTCTCTCAAGGTGGCAGAATCAATGAAGAGTTCATTGACTACCATGTTGGTATTAAATGCCGTGTAGTAGGTGTTATAGGCAAGCAGATCGAGTAAGTTCGATAATGCCGAACCCTCAAAATCATAATCAGTGAATTCGGACTGACCTCTGAGATAATCCTTCAGAGCAGTTTTAATATCCGTGAAATCCAGATTGGCAAGTTGAGTGTAAGGCATTATCGTGTACGCTCTAAGAAGAATTCGACTGCGATTGGTGTGTCTTCTCTACCACGCACAGCATAAGTGACTTCAACTGAGTAACCATTGGTATCAAATTCTGGTGATACGATCACATTGATTAAAATAATTCTTGGTTCGTATCGTTCCAGAACATCAATCACAGAAGATCTAATGATACCGGCAGTACCATAGTCCAATGGTTCAAACAGTGTGGCATATATTCCAGAACCCAAATTTGGTTGAAATACACGCTCGCCCTTGTTCGTAAGAAGCAAATTGACAATTGATTGTGTAATCGCAGCTTTATCCTTCACGATGACAAGATCATCAGTGACTGGATGCTTCTTAAAAGTAACGCTCAAATCTTTGAACGTCTGAAATTCGGGCATTTAGACACAGCAAGGCTGCTATTATTTATTCACTCGTGCCAACGCTCTACAAAGTCATCAAATCCACCAGAACCACCACAATGACGTTCATAACGATCTTCTGGAATTGGGTAGAGCTCATCTTTTTTCTTTTTCTTTGAGAGTTGTAAATATCTCTCACTGTCTGTTTCAGTAATTAACGTTTTTCCTTGTTTAATAAAATCTTTACTTTTGTCAACTGGATGTAGTCCCATTGTTCTCCTAAAATTAAGGTAAACAGAACTTTTTACGGGGTTTCTATCCCGTTCGGCGTTCAGGTCCAGTGATTGTTTGGTCTCTCCCACCAAAAATGTAAATCTTCAATCATATCATCATAGTACAAAGAAACCATTTCACTTTTGTATACACTTCCAATGTTCTCACACAATGCTACGGTGTGATACATGTTTGGAGCAGTTTTTCTCATTGCTTCTGTGATCCATGTATAATTACTCCCACGAATAACGCCAGCTTCAATTAGAACAAAATTTTCCCATCGTTCAGACCATTCCTGGTAATTTATACGAAAATCAATTTTATACTTTTGTGAACACTCGTCTGGAAAGGGAACGTTCACTGCTTCAACATGAAAAATCTCTCTACCCATTGATAATGAGTGAGAGAGATGTTGCGTTACAATTCCTGAATAATCAGGAGAGACACACAAAAAGCATGTCTTGCTTGGGTGAATATCCCAATCCGACATTTTGATTTTGTATGACATCTCCTGAATGAGTGCCATTTCTTTATCTTGTGAAATGAACAATAATTTTTTCATTACCTTCCTTGACCACGATAACGCTTCTTGCGACCGTTGCGTGAGCTAGCACCAAGATGAGTGTTCTGTGAACGACCTTGACGGGTCTTCTTGGGTGCTCCTTCGATATATCCACTCTTGGACAAACCACCTGTTGCTTTTGCCATTGATCAATTCTCCTATACTTTTCTTGTACCAATCTTTATTGTAGGATAACTATACGGTCCTGTCAAGGTCCTTGGTGTTGTTGCTCCAAGAATTAAATCTGCTTCATCACCAGTAACTGCGAAAAGCTGACCATTAATCAACACACTATTGTTAATTACCGGTTCAATTCTTCGTATGCCTGGTTGACATGGAACAGGTATCGCAGGATTGATTTTTAAACCATTCACAGATGAAGGTAAATTAGTAGAATTGTAAAACTTTACTTGTTGCCCTTCCATTTTTACATTAGGAGACACAAAGGGCGATCCTCCTAATGCTTTTGCTGGATACAAACAATTACCATCTGTACTGGATGTATCAACTGTATCTGGTCCTACAATATTAGGCATTATACTGTCTGGGCAACTCTAATGAGATCTTTCTTAATTCCTTCTACATTATTATGTAGATAATCCAATGTGTCAGACAAACTTTCGTAATTCTTACTCTCCGGGCGACGATACATCAATGTAGGTCTCTCCAACTGTGATATCCGTTGGTCCAGGTTCTGTAACCTCTCTGACAGCATTAGGAGTGCTTGTTCCAATTTCTGCTGTTGCTCTTGTAACTTTTCCATCATTCTGATCTCCACGTAAAAATGCTTCAGCTGCGCGACTTTCAAACTCGTCACAGAAGGCATCGAAGTTGCTTAGTATAGTATCAAAACTATCGAAATCGGGTTTTTCCATAATTTTTTCTGGCGGAAATTTTTTTATTACCGAGGTTTTCAAAAAACCATTTTCAAAAAGTATTTATCGCTCGTCTGGATACTTTTGTAGGTTAGGGGAGGTGCTGTATGGGACCCGCTCGGCCGCCCCGTTATAACAAAGGGGGGGCATTTTCACTGCCCCACTGTCACTAACTGCTTGGCGATGTTGCGTCCTACGAAGTCACGAACTTGATAGGGGATTGTGATTTGTTTGCCCGCATCTTCGTGGCGATAGATGTAATGCTTGCTGCCGTTTCTATGTAACACCCAACCATTGATCTTTGCGATCTTCTGGAGTTGTTTGGTTGTCATGGGGTGAGTGTAGAGAAATGGGGGTGTGGTAGGATGGGGGGTCACCCGAAGGTGGGGAGTTTGGCGATCGCTTCCTCGTTGTAGCGGTCAGCGTGGCATCCTGCCCACCACCAACCCTCAGCGGGGTTGATCTGTCCAGCATAGCGGGTCTGGGGAGCGGTCTCTGTCTTGCGAGCGACCCACATGGTCTCGCGGGTCTGGAGGTCGCTGCACTGAGAGTAGATTGCCATGGGTTGGGTTCGTTTGGTATGTGGTTAGTCTAGACGGTCTGCCGCTCAGTGGCGGTCGCTGATGTACCAGTTGCCCGATTGGACTTCAGGGGGAGCGATCTCACCGCTGCGGACCTTCTGGCGGTACTCTGCCTCTGCTGCCATCTTGGCGGTGTACTCTGCCATCACCATGGCGATCAGTTCTTCGTGGGTCATCTTGGTTTTGTTCATGCTGTTAGTCTACAGGGTCAGGCGGCAGGATCGGGGGGCAGTTGTGCCACCCCTTTGACCGTCACAGCTCTGCCATCATCTCGTTGATCTGGCGGTCGTTGATCTTGGCGCTATCCCAGCGAACCCCATCCTTAGTCTGTACAAGGTGGCGCCCGATGATACCATCAGTCATGCAGCGCACGAACTTATCAAACGGGGTCTCATTGTCGCCACAATACTCTACACATGCCTTGGCAGTGTTGTAGAGGAACTCATCGTTCTGAATCCACAGAGCGACATTCCAGGTTTCGTAGTTTGTCCAACCGTTGTAGTCGAGTGCCATGGTTTGGGTTCGTTTGTTGATGTGATCAGTATAGAGGGTCAGCGGTGCCCTTTGGGGTGGTTGGTGGACAGTGCCTCAGTTGGCACAGAGGGCGGACTCCATGCAGACCTCCCGCACCTCCAGCAGGGTATAGTCTACACCCAACTGCTTCTGCAGTTCCAGTTCATAATCCTCAGCAGCGGAGCGGCAATCGAACAGGCGCAGGGAGTCAAAGGATTGCCCTTCGTAGTCGGTTCCAGCGATGACAGCGTAGACTTTCATGGTCGGTTGTTTGTTGATGTGATCAGTATAGAGGGTCAGTGGCGCCCGATGGGGGCAGCAGTGGTCACTTGCTCATCTGGCACCCGCCGGGGGTGATCTCGTTGATCTGTTGGCAGGTCATGGCGCTACGATGGTCGATCAGGTCCCGGACCTTCAGGGCGGCATCCATCGCATGGGCACCTGCCACGATGGTCACGCTGCCCATCAGCATGATCAGGATCGCCTTAGCAAAATTGGTCATGGGTCGTTTTGTTTTGATGTGATCAGTCTACAGGGTCACCAGCGCCCATAGGGGCAGCTGGTGGACAGTTCAGAGATTGCCCATCAAGGCGCTGGCGATGATCTCAGCGGCGCCGCAGAGGTCATCCCGAACGATCAGGCGCAGCGTCTCAGCACCCTCGGGCGTCTGGTGAAGCATCCGAACGTGACCGTTGGCAGCGTTGGGGCAGTTGCTGTGAACCACGGCGATGGCAAGGGCGGTCGCTTCGATTTTGGTCATGGGTCGTTTTGTTTTGATGTGATCAGTCTACAGCATACCCAGGCGGTTCAGCGCCCACATGTAGACCAGTTCGGCAAGCGTCACACGTTGGCGGATGACAGGCAGGCAAGGCATCGTAAAGTGTGACATTGTGGGTTTGTGAGTTGTTGTTAGTTTGTGAGTGTGATCTAAACGAATTCGATCACACTGTTGACGGCAGAGATCAGTACAGCTTCCTGCCTGAATGCGGTTTTGTAGCAGTTAGCAATCTGCTCAAACTTAGCGGTCATCTCTTCTACATCACTGGGGGGAATGTCAACATAAAGAATCTTGGTCAATTCTTGCTCACCTTTCCAGTAACCCACACCGTCGATGATAGTACAGAACTCAAGCACAGGTCCGATAAACTCACGAGTGAAATGATCGAACATGGCATCAGTAACCTTACCAGCGTCGGGAATGTTGCGACCCATCGCCATTTCGAGTCTGATCGTGTCCATTTGTTTGTTGTTTGTTGATGTTGTTAGTATGGCACCCCCAGAGGCAGTCTGGGGGGATTGGTGGACAGTTCTCAGACTGTCACCGCCACTCAAGGAAGGTGGAGGGGTTGCCGTACTCTCCAATCACGATGCCATTCTGGCGGACCTCAGCGTACCCATACTCCTCAGACAGCGAGTAGCACAGGTCCCAGGCACGGTCCTCATCAGTGGTAGTGTTCTCCCAGGGGGCAGAGGGGCAGATCACGTCAAGGCGGTTCATTGGTTCGTTTCGTTTGATGCCCTTAGTATGGCAGCAGATGGGGGGCAATGGGGCAGTTGGTGGACAGTCTGGCAGCTGGCACACGGGCGGCTGACCAGTTAGCTATACCAACACATGACGATAATCAATGGATTTGATACACCAACCCGTGGCACATGTGATCTCTTCGATTAGATCATCTTCATCACATGCTTCCCAGATTTGACCAATGGTTTCGGATGTGATGAGGTCTTTATCATACGCATCCATCTCATCTTCACCATCAAAATCAAACTCAATGTAGAGGATTTGATACAACATGATCAGTCAAGAAGATCGGGATAGTAAGACTCAACCTCTGAAATCAGTTCATCATCAGTATAGCTGGCGATGTTTTCTTCCATCTGGTCACCAACAATCTGAAGCAAATCTTTGGTGCTCATGTTATCAAGCAAACGATCAATGTATGCTTCAACGAGTGCTTGACGATCAAAAGAGTTTGTCATTTCCGAAGGGGAGAATTGTAGTAACGAGTGAAGGCAGTTACGATGATAATCGCAGTGGAGATGACACCTACTAACCCGAGGAAAGTAACAGCGTCACCAGTGAAAGTGTAAGTGTCTGGCATTGTTTTGTGTTGACGATGTTAGTATGGCATGGATTAGGGGGGCAATCAATCCCCCCTGTGCCACTAATCAAACTGTCACAGAAGGAAAGTTAGCACAAACGGCATCACATAGAGTTTTGATTAACTCATTCTGTTCATCAACAAATTCATCACCCCAGGTATCATAAAAGAAACTCTCAATGATACATTCAACGTCGCTCATCAGTTGTTCACGAGCAGACAACATCTCAAGGTGTGCGTTAAACATTTGTTTTGTGTTGTTGATGTTAGTATGGCATCAAACTGTGCCAGTTTCAAGTGATAGTGGACAGTTCAGAAACTGGCACAAATATACTTGACTGATATACTATTCTTGAGTAGTGTAGTCTATATCAAGAATAGTATAGAAATCATCGTAGATATCTTGATCAGTATATCCATTCAGTGTATCTTCTATCTGTTGATTTACAATCTCTTGATACATCTCTTGAATAGTCATACTAATCTCCTTTGTATAGTTATTAATTATAACATATAAGCTATAATT